AGTAGCACGCGCAGGCGAAAACCCAGAAATCATTCAAATGGCTGACGGCAAAACAGGACAACTAGGTGTAGTCAAAGGCGGAGACATCCAACAACTACAAACAAACCCAGGCTACAAAACCGACACAGCACTAGACAGACTAGAACGACAAGAACGACTAGAAGGCGCAATCCCAGCAGAGTTCGGCGGCGAATCAGGTTCAAACATCCGCACAGGACGCCGCGGAGAAAACGTACTATCAGCAACAGTTGACTTCCGTGTACAAGAAACACAAGCAGTATTCGAACAAGCACTATACGAAGAAGACAAAATTGCTATCGCAATCGAAAAAGCATATTGGGGTTCACAAAAAAAATCGTTCTTCATTCCAGGTCGAGTATCTGGCGGAATGACAAACTATGTTGCCAACAAAGTATTCGAAACGGACTTCCACTATGTTAACTATCCTTCTTCAGGCACAGACGTTAATGGTCTCATCGTTGGTCTTGGTCAACGTCTTGGTACTGGTCTCATGTCGAAAGAATCGGCACGAGAAGCAGACCCACTCATCACAGACCCAGAACTTGAAAAAGACCGCATCGCAGCCGAATCCATGGAAGCGGCACTCTTGTCTAGTATCCAGGCTCAAGCAGCCGACCCTAATGGTCCATATCAACCTGACGACCTTGCGTACCTTTCAATGCTCACAATTGAAAAAAACAAACCCCTATACGAAGCCGTGCAACTAACACAGAAACGTGCACAAGAACGGCAAGCAGCAATGGCTCCACAAGGCGCACCAGAAACAATGCCAGGATTAGCAATGCCAGGAATGGGCGCAGAAATGCAAACAGCACCAGCAGGTCCACCAGACATTCAACAACTTTTATCACAACTGGGCGGTGGTGAAGCAGGCGCAGCACAACTTCCCCCATCACCATCAGCGGTTCTTACATTAGGGAAAAGACTATAAATGGCAACATACCCAAACCGAACAGATTTAAATAACCCTGCAAAAAAACTTGCAGTAACAACAGTTCCAGGGCAAACTTATGGTAAAGCAGGCGCTCAACGCCGAGCACAACAAGCCGTACCGATGGGCGCACCACAACTACCACAAGCACAACAACAGCAACGTCAACCGTTGCCAGTTACACCATTAACCGCACCAACAGAACGACCAGACGAACCAATCACCGCAGGCAACCCGCTTGGTGCAGGTCCAGGAATGGAAAGCCTTCCACAACCAATGCCAATGGGAACAGCCCCAGGTTCACGCCAAGACCTCATCAACCAGGTGCGTTACATCTACTCTAAAACACCCAACACAGCCCTACTACAACTCATTTTAGAACTAGAAAACGTTTCTATTTAATGCGAAGAACGAATGAACAACTTGAACTAGACGCAAACGAAGCAAACCGCTTCCGTGAACAACGTCGACGTTTAGAAACAGAAATGACCCCAGACAGGGTTGAACGTTTAGAGTCAGCAGTTTACGGCAGCACATACACAAACCCAGAAATCACCGCATCAGTCGGACTATCAGATGTCCCTATCGACGCACGGTTAGTTCACGAACATACAGCACGTCGCGCACTAGAAACAGGCAACGCAAGCAACAACAGAGAAAATCTTGTTAAACCACGTAACCGTGCGATGCGCCCAACACCAACAGCAAAACAATGGACTCTTGTAGATTTGTTGCAAACACCAAATCTTGATTTCAACATTCGTCGACAATCGCAACCTTCTTGGTGGGACGAAGTTGACCCTGGCGGTTTGTGGCGCAACCTTGAAGTACCAAAAATCACTGACGCTAAACAACTTTTAAACTTGACAGAACCACAAGTATTAAAATTGTTTATTTCGTTGCCAGAAGAACAGTGGGCAGCCATCCCTAACATGTCCGCATCGAAAGGTGCTTACACATCTGTTGACGGAAAACTTGTACGAAACCCTGGTTCTTTTGTACCTTACGAAGATTTAGGAACAAAATTCCCGTATCTAAAACAAATGTTAGATGCAAGAATAGAATCAAAAAATTTGTCGCGTGGCGACATTCTTGCAGCAAACCTACAAGGTATTCCTGGTGCTGTAATAAGCGGCGCATTACCTGTTGTTCAAAGCCCATTCAAACTTATGTCGTTCATTGTCCCAGACAGAATTGGCACGCAAAGCATGGGACTCAACATCAAAGACATAACAGAGCCCGCCGCGAGCGCCCTAAGAGGTGCAACAAAAACCGCTGGCGCAGCATTTTTAGGTGCAGCCCAATTTACAAAAACAGCATTAGAACTTGGTTTAACAGCGGAAAGAAGCGGACTAGGAATAGCGACTGCACCAATGGTTCCTTGGGAAAAAGTTCAACAAGGTGTCATCGAAGGAAACATTCTTACCCAAATTGCTCGACGGGCAATCAATCCTAACCAAGAAGTTGATTTAGGCGGCGGATATTTCCCTGAAGGTATTGCTTTAACTGAAGCCAGAAAAAACCGCGATGCTTCATTACCGCAAATCGGCGGACAATCTTTTACAATTGGAAAAGCAATAATCGAACCTCTTATCCAAGAAGGATACATCGATAGAAATTCGTATTCGGCTTCAATCATGTCAGGCATCGTTGATGCTGTTTGGACAGTAGGAACCGACCCAGGTGTCTACTACAACCCTGTCAAAAACATTAAATCTCTTTTCGGTTTAAGTGATGTTGCGGCAACAGCAGTACGCGATGCGCGTTTTGCAGAAATAATTGAAGATACTTGGGCTGTTGACCGTCGAGCAGCAGGACTATCGCCTACACCTAAATATCCAATTATTGAAGGTCGAGTTGCTTTAGCGGAACAAGCACGTTTAGGCGGCTATTTGCCGCCAGGAACGGTACTTCCACAAGAAGTAGATGACGCAATTAAAGCAATTGCTAACACCGAAATAGAAAAATGGAAAGGTGCGGGCAATTCCTTATCGGCGGTAGATAGTCCACCAAGTTTAATGCTCCCAGAAATTGTTGACGAAGCAACACGTCTTCGTCGGTTGCACGGAGTTATCGATTTGGATGATGGCGCAAAACTTTTTGACCCAATGAAAATTGATGAAATGCCATACACTTTTGATGGCAGACGAACATTAACAAAACTTGGTGAATTTACAAACGTTGGCGAAATGTATGATGCGTTTCTTGGAAATATCCCAATTGGTTTGGCTTACAAAATACAAGAAGCGGTTGATGTAGCAAAAACCGCAGGTCGCGCAGTAACAACCAAAGAAATTCATGCCATTTTGCGTGAAGGTGTTTTATCTGGCGACCCGCTATACAACATCCGTCAAGTTCCAGGACTTTTAAAACAAGTCATTAATCAAACAGGTAGACAAACCGCTTACTGGGCGTCTGGTCACACACGACAATTTTCAATGATGCCAAAAGCAACTTTCTTTTCATTCGAAGACCCAATCAGTTCCATTAACGATATGAAACGTTTAATGGAAATTATGAATGTTCCCAAAGCAGACAAACACGTCATGCTTTCAGATGTAATCAAAGCCGCAGCAACAGGCGATGTAGGTAAAAGATTTGATTTAGCCAAACAATTTCATCAAACAATCATTACCCCAAAATTAAAAGCAAACGGTGTGCCCGATGAATGGATTGCGAATGTAGCAAAATTTGAAGGAGCAACCGACGGCATATACCAATGGTCGATGGATGCACTTGGTGACGGATACCCGATTACCTGGTTCGATGACGGTACTGGACAAGTATTGCGTTCAACAGACCTTATGGCTAAAGGGTTTATGATGGTTAACCCTAAACATTTAAAACAAGTTATACGCGAAACAAGCAACTTGTGGAAACTTTATCAACCATTTAGAGGCACATTAATTAACGAAAAAAGTGTCTATAACCAACTTGTTAGAAATTTAGAAAAAATACAAGTTGAATATTTAAAGCCAATTGCGCTTGGTGCGCCTTTGCCTATCAGAATGGTAACACGTATTATCCCAGACGAAATGTTGCGCCTTGCTGCTGCTGGCGATATGAGTTTGGCAACTATTTTTGCTGGGATGTCAAATGGTGCGCTCAACTATACAACTGCTGGCAAATTGATTGTGACAGCAAAAGAAATGGAAAAACTAGTTGTAAAACTAGATGAATTAAATGGGTTTTATAAAAAGTTTGAAGACGCGGTAGACGCTGGAGAAACTCGTCTTGCTGACGAATATCTAAAACTTATTGATAGCGCAGAAAATGATTACGGAACTCGAACAGAAATCAAAAAACTGTTAAGCACCTACAACCAACGAGCCGAAACATTGGTTCCAGGTATGTCACGCAATGTTGCAGAAACAGCACAAGGCTTAATGGGACAAGAACGACTAGACCCGCGTGTATTGGTTTATGAAAGAAGCCGTGTTATGGAACACGCCCGAAAAGAAGTAGATGAATTTGGGCGCGTAATTACACGCATGGAAAGAAATGCTGACGGCGAGATGGTAGAAGTTCTTGGCAAAGCAAACGAAAATTGGGTTACTGGCACAGCAAGAGATATTGTTCATATGTCTCAAACCCCAGAATACGTTGAAGTTGCCAAAGCAATGCTTGCTGGTGGGAGAACAGCAGTTGCTATTTTGCCTGAAAGATTTTTGACGGGCGACCTCAAAAAAGTTTTTGACAAAATTTATGACAGAATGGTTCAAACACAAGGCTCTCAAGCAATGCGTCTTGCCCCGACACCAATCAACACCATCGAAGGTGCTTCTATTTGGGTTAATACAATTCTTAACGATATCGCTACACGAACAGCACTTGACCCTGTAGCGATTGGCGCAGTTGCATCAGGTCAAGTAAGCGGCAAAGCAATTTCTGTTACGCCGCGATGGACACCAAATACACGATTTGAAGCATTCAACGTTTATGAGGCTTCAACAGAGTTTAAAGATTTTGTTGCACGGGAACTTTTACGAAACCCTGACTCCCCTATAGTCGCACCATTCTCGCGTTCAGTTGGCACGGAAACCGTACAAAACAACACCAAACTTTTAACAAAAGCATTTAGTCTTTACCGTGATACTTCACAAAAAGTTACTCGGACACCATTGCAACAATATTCTAAGTGGCAGCGCGTCATTGAACTCATCCCAGCGATGGACCCAAAAGAAGCCGCAAAGATGATTGCGGCATTAGAAAAAACAGACATTGACCAATGGGTTAAACAATCCGCACGTTTAGAACTTCCGCGCGCACAAGGCACAGCAACTCTTAAAGAAGTTGAATTATTAGGCGAAATGTACGGACATCAAAAAGTTGACGACATTCTTTACAACTTTGAAAACCGAACTTACGCTGGCTACAAACACAATCTTATGTTCGCATTCTTCGATGCATGGAAAGAACAATGGCAAGTATGGGGACGAGCAATCGCCAACAACCCAGCAAACATCGAAAAAGGCAGACTATTAAAAGAAGGTTTAACCGATGTTGAACTACCTGAATGGGCTGGACTAAATGAAGGTCAAGGCATTCTTTACACAGATGCAAATGGCAAGCAAGCAGTAGCACTACCTTTAAGCAAACCAGTATTAAACATGTTCGGATTAAACGCATCAGAAAGTATGAGCGCTAAAGGTTTAAGCATTGTTGGCACAGGAGTACCTGGGCTTTTTGGTGTCGGCGGCTTTGTATTCGATTCGGTTATTCCAAAAACAGAATCCGCGCAGGCTTTCCGTGACCTGTTATTTCCTATTGGTGACCCAAACATGAAAAGTCGTATAGCAGATTATTTAGTGCCAGCATGGGCGCAAGGTGTCGGCGTCGGTTTAGTTGCTGGTGCAGGCAAATTAACCAACCTTGACTTAGCAGACAACCTTGCAGGATTAATCGGCTCAGAACAAAACGACCAACTAAGAGCATCAACATTAAACGCCGTATTAACCAACATCGCATCCAACTCAGGTGACGTACCAAGAACTGCCGCTGAACAAAAAGCGTTACTTGAAGAAGCACACACAAAAGCAGATTTGCTTATGTTCCTTAAAGGTTTGTTCAGAATTGTTTTGCCAACCTCATCGATGACTACTTATTACACAGAAATCGGTGAAGAAAATTTGGCTTCCGCATACGTTATGGATGATTTTAGAAAAATCACTGACGAAGCACCATCATATTATGAGGGTGTCACAACGTTCCTAGATAAATATGGTGATAGTGCTTGGGCGTTTTTGGCTGGGTCAACCACATCACAACCTGGTGTTATCCCAACAAAAGAATACGCTGAGTGGCAAACAAAAAACAGGTACGTGTTAGACGAGTATCCGTTAGCAGGCGGTTATCTTGGTCCGCAAACAGGCGAGTACGACCCGAAAGCGTTCACTATGCAACGCATAGAAGGGCAGCGTAGTCCTGCCGATGTTAAGAAACGACAAGACGCTGCTTTAAATAAGTTGGCTCAATCTATCGTTAAACAAGAATCACGAAAATTTTTGAAAACATATATGGACGCTGGGTACACCGAGGAGCAGATAGTTAAAAGCGACGAATATCGTTTGGCGATGTCACAAAAAATTGATGAGGTTCAACGCGAGTTCCCGATGTATAAGTCGGTTAAAGAAAGAATTGGTGAAAGCGAAGCAAGCGTCAAGTTTGAGATGATTGAAATAGGCGAAATGGTTAAAGACCCAAATATTACGAAAACGCCTGTTGGTAAGGCTTTGTTGGAGTATTGGGATTTCCGTGAAACAAAACTGGCTCAGTTAAAAACTGTAGACAATACCGCTTATTTGCAAAACAAGTGGAGACAGAATCCACGTAACGAGCCGATGCGTTTTGACCTAAATCAGATGGGCGTTTACTTAGTGTATACTTATCCAGAATTTAAGAACTTGTGGGAAAATGTTCTGTCACAAGAGTTTTTGCCGCCAGAAGAAGAAACAGTAGGAGAATAAATGGTCATTGGAAGAATGCCCCAAGATGGTTCTGGTTCGTCATCGACCACTTCCACAACTATGCCTACGACAGTTCCGCCATCTAAACCTGAAGAAGACAATACACCAAAACTTCCTAGCGCTGAAACAAAACCTTCTTACGCTGGCGGTATAGACCCAGAGTGGAAAGCCCCAGACCAAAGCGTATTTAACAACAAGAGCAACCCTTATTTGTACTTCTCGAATGATTGGCAAATAATATTAAAAACCCCGAAAGACCAAGTTGTTGCTTTGCAAACTAAACTTTCGCAAGCGTTCCCTGGGTGGAAACCAGGTGTACTTGGCAGAATTAACGACGACAAAACGATTGCCAAAGTCAAAGATTTACTCGGCTACATTAATAGTGACGACACAATTAAGGGCGCCGATATTCAGACAGCGTTAGAGTATTATGCCAAAAATCCTTTAGAAGTTCAAGCAGCATCACAGAAAGCGGCTGTCCGTTTAACAAACCCTATCGATTTGCGCAAACCGTTTGAACGCGGCGCACAAGCCGCCATTGGTGAAGTGTTTTCTCCACAACAAACCAAAAAAATGGAAACAGAATTTGCTCAAATGGAAACCCAATATCAGAGAGGTGCGGCTACTGGTGCTGGTGGCACAGTTATCCAACCACCAGACCCAACTGCTTTCGCCGAGGAACAAGCACGCAAACTACAACCAACCGCAGCCAAAGCCACAGAATATAGTGACTATATGGGCATTCTGTCACAACTACTACAAGGCTAATCATGTTTTCACAAGACGCCGCCGACCAACAATTCTTAGACGAAGTAGCACGCCGCTATCCAGACAGTACTGTGCGCGGAAAACTTGAAGAAGCAATCAAAAAATATCCAAAACTTTACAAAAACATGATTGCCAAAGCCAAAGCATCACCTGATGATTCTTGGAAAGAATACGCTAAAAGCCAATACGGTTGGATTGTTGACCTTTATGACGCTATCCCAGATTTAAAAAAGATTGTCGACGAAGCAGTTCGACTTAAGTATCCTCAAGCCAGATTTCTTAACGCTGTTAAATCAACCGCATGGTGGAAAACAACTGAAGCCAAAGAACGTGCATTTGTTGAAGAAACAGCATCCGACCCTGCAACACAGAAAACAAACATTGAGGCTAAACGCATAGAGATAAGTAACTATGTTGGCAAACAAGGCTACAAATTACCTGAAGCAGCCGTAGCAAATCTTGCTACACAAGCCTACAAATATGGTTGGAACACCGACGAAATTGGGCGTTATGTTGGCGCAGAAATTCTTAAAACAGGTGCAGCAGGGACATCAGCAACACCATCAGCGGCAATCACAGGCGGTATGGATGCTAGAAGTATCCGTTCGCTCGCCAACGATTACGGGTTGAAACTGTCTGATAGTGACGTCAATGCTTATACTCAGGGGCTAATTGGTAAGACGATGACTATTGAGCAGATTAAGGAAAACATGAGGATGGACGCAGAGAACTTGTATCCGTCTTTGGCTAAACAGTTAGCGGCTGGTCGAACTATCACGCAGGCTACAGCAACCTACAGGGCTCTTGCTGCTGCGACTTTGGGTGTTGACCCTGAGACGATAGATTTTTCTGATTCTAATAAATGGGGTAAATTGTTGTCTTATGTTGACCCGAACACTAATGAGGCACGTTTGATGACTGGGACTGAGTGGAGTCGTTTTGTGCGTAGTCAACCAGAGTTTATGGAAACCGATGAGGCTAAGAGTCTGTTTCGTGATGCTGGTTCGATGATTGTTCGTGGCTTTGGAAAGGTGCTCGGCTAATGTCAATAAGACGAGATGACCCCCGTTTGGCAGGTTTAAGCCCTGAAGATTTGGCAACAATACCAGATGGTCCGATTGATTCAGGATTTGACCAAGAAGAAATGGATTTAGACCCAAAACTTGTTTATGAAGCACGGGGCTATTACGGCGATGAATCTTATATCAATCAACTTGTAAATAATACTGATGTTGGTGCAGGAACATTAGCGCAAAGACAGAATGCTTTAAATATTCTTATTCAGCAAGGCAAAGATAAGCAACAACAAACCGCCGCAGATACTGACAGCCAAGACAACACACAATACGCCACACCCCCAGGCACAACAACATTGGCTGGGTCGGCAGGCAACGAACTCAAAGCAATCCTTCGACGATACGGCTTAGAATCATTGTACGGTTCATTATCGGGTGCACTCATAAACGACCCATCTTTAATCAAAAACACAGACGCACTTTTCGGTGCTGTCCGCGAAACACCCGAATATCAAATAAGATTCAAAGGCAACATTGACCGTGCCAAAAAGAATCTGCCACTATTATCCGAAGCGGAATACATTAGCCAAGAACAGTCATATCGCACCGTAAATAAAAACCTTGGTTTGCCTCGCGGATTCTATGACACCCAAGACGACTTCGCCCAATTTATAGCCAACGACATATCGGCAGTTGAATATAGCAACCGTATACAACAAGGTTACAACGTTGTAAAAAATTCGGCGCCCGAAGTATTGAACCAACTTAAAATGCTTGTCCCAGATTTACAAGATGCAGACTTAGCCGCATACGTTTTAGACCCAGTACGTTCTGGTCAAGAAATCGAACGCAAAGTGCGTGCGGCAGGTATCGCCGCAGCAGGCAAAGGTCAAGGCGGGATGCAACTAACAGCAACCCAAGCAGAATCCCTTGCCCAGCAAGGTGTGACCACCGAGATGGCACAACAAGGTTTCACCCAACTTGGTCAATCAGCAGGGCTATTCAGACCGCTACAAGGTGAGGAAACAATCACCCAAGAAGACATCTTGGCAGGTACTTTCACAAACGAACAAGCGGCACAGCAACGTATTGCCCGTCGCCGACGACGCCGACAAGCAGGATTCGAAGCAGGCGGCGGATTCGTCGGAACAGGCAACCGCAACATCGGACTAACCACAGTCGGAGAATAGTTGACAACGGTCTTAAGACCGTATATAGTTTCATTACCTTCACAGGAATCCCCCAGTCTGTGCGGCGCAATTCGGGGTGACAAATCAACAGCAGCCATCACAACCCTCCGTTGCGATGTGGGCAGAAACAGGAGCGTGCCATATGTCAGAGTTTGACAACTACGACAGCGAAGACCAGATAGAAGAATCCGAAACCCGAAACCCAGTTAGGGCAAGGATGAAGCAATTGGAAAAGGAAACCGCAGACCTACGAAAGCAGGTAGCGGAAGCCGAGTCAGCGAAACGAGAATTAGCATTTGTTAAAGCAGGCATTGACCCGCTTCAACCGATGTCAAAATATTTCGTTAAAGCATACGACGGCGACCTAACCCCAGATGCGATTCGTCAGGCTGCTGTAGAGGCGCAATTGATTAGTCCCCCAGATTCACAACCAACACCGAGCGAAACGCAGGCTTGGCAACGAACCGCAAAACTTGCGGCAGGTAGCCAAACAGCACAACCGCCAGTTGACTGGAATCGAAGGTTAAACGAAGCAAGGTCGCCGCAAGAAGTAGACCAAATTTTGTCTGAGGCACGGGCATCACAATTACAATAACCCCCTCAAAACAAAAGGAATAAATAATCATGGCAGGCGAAACCCAACTCTCGTCTCTGTCAGTAGACCAGGTAGCATTTGACCGTCTTGCGTATTTCGCATTGCGTTCAGAACTCTTGTTCGACCAGGCAGCAGACGTACAACCAGTACAACAGGCAATGCCTGGAACTGGTGTCACATTCACCATCTTCGCAGACATTTCGGCAGCGACAACAGCGCTGAACGAAGTAACTGACGTAACTCCAGTAGCGCTTTCAGACAGTCAGGTAACAGTTACCTTGGCTGAATACGGCAACGCAGTTGTTACAACAGCAAAACTCCGTGGAACAGCATTCACAGATGTTGATTCAGCAGCAGCGAACATCATCGGATACAACGCAGGCGATTCAATCGACCAAGTTGTCCGTGACGTTATTGCCGCAGGAACCAACGTGGCTTTTGCGACTGGTGGCGCATCGGTCCCAACCACACGTGTTGGTATGGCTGTAGATGACCTATTGGTAGCAAACGACATCCGCAAGCAGGTAGCGGCTCTGCGTGGTGCAAACGTAGCAACCTTCAATGGTTCATACATTGGCTTCATCCACCCAGACGTGTCGTACGACTTCCGTTCAGCGGTTGACGTAGCCTCATGGCGTACCCCAGCAAACTATGTCAACCCAGAGGGTATCTACAATGGCGAAATCGGCTTGTTTGAATCAGTACGATTCATTGAAACCGCACGAGCCAAAGTATTCACCAACGTGTTCAACGGTGCAGGTGCTCCTGGTACAGGAGACTCATACGCAACTCTTATCATGGGTCGTCAGGCTCTTGCTAAGGCGTACAGCACCCAAGACGGTAACGGCGCTGTACCAAAAATCGTTCGCGGTAACGTGACCGACGTTTTGATGCGCTTGCAACCAATCGGTTGGTACTGGCTTGGTGGCTACGGTCGCTTCCGCGAGGCTTCGCTTCGTCGAATTGAGTCAGCATCAAGCATTGGTGCAAACTCAGTTTAATAACTAGCAATAGTTTTATAGGCAACTACCCCCTGCTTCGGCAGGGGGCTTTTGCTTTTGCTATACTCGTCACGTTGAAAGGTTTATATGTCTATCTCTAATTATGCCGAATTAAAAATCTTGGAGCACACAACAGGCAAGACTGCTTGGACCATGCCGACAACTGTGTATGTCAAATTGCACACGGGCGACCCTGGTGAAGCGGCGACATCTAACGCTGCTGGAGAAACAACACGTAAATCCGCTGCTTGGGCTTCAGCAGCATCTGGTTCTATTGCGACATCTGCAACTCTTGAATGGACTAACGTTGCTTCAACAGAAACACTTACGCATTGGTCTTTGTGGGATAATTTAACTGCGGGTAATGCTTTGTGGACTGGTGCGTTGTCTTCGTCTGCGGCGGTTACTGCTGGTGACACTTTTCAAATCACTACACTAACCCTGTCCCTAGATTAAACATAGGGGATAACCCCTTATGACTACAGCAGTTACAGGTTTTAAAGAACCGTTTGTTGATACACGCCCGTTTTATCGGGGAACATATTTTCAGGTAGTACAACGCACAGCAACAGGAACGGGGATAGGTACAGACTCTGCGGTGCATGGCGCATCGCAAACACGTTTAGGTCAACTAACAGACTTCAGTTTTCCGTATCTTACGGGCGGTCGTTTCTATCTTGGTGTGCGTGCCGTGTTCACCATCACAGCAACAGGTTCAGGTTTAGGTACAGCATCAAGTAGTGCATCTGTCTTAAGACAACGCACCGCTACGGGTTCAGGTACAGGCACTCAGACTGCTACAGGTTTGTTGACAATAATAAAAACTGCTACAGGTTCAGGTACAGGTACACAAACCACCACAGGGTTACACATCGCACCACGAACAGCGACAGGTTCAGGCTTAGGGACATCATCAACAACGGGTGTTTTGATACCAGTCCGTACCGCAACAGGTTCAGGTGTCGGGTCAAGTACAAGCGTCCACATAGTCGTCAATGTCCGCACCGCCACAGGTCAGGGTGACGGCACAGGCACAGCCAACTGGCTACTGGTATCTATCCGCACCGCCACAGGTTCAGGAACAGGAACATCGGAAAGTGTTGGCGCAAGAATCAATCGACGCACCGCCACAGGTTCAGGAACAGGAACAGAAACAGATAGCGGATGGGTCAAGTCACATATCTTCCGTGTACCAAACACATCAACATATTCTTTCGCACCAAAGTTTGCTGAAGGCAGTGACAGATTGTTTGCTTTCGCACCTCAAGGAATCAGGGCATACAACCTGTATAAACTAACAAACAGCACATATCAGATAACAGACCCACGCAGACCAGAACTTATATCAAAAGTGTATTACGGTGGACATGACATTTTCTTAGACGACACAGAAGTAGCAGAACTAACAGCAGCAGGATACGGAGCGAGCATCACATAATGTCCACATTCAGCCCACCCACAGAAGACCTAGTTGTACCAGTAATTGTTGGCGAACACATGAACGGACAATATCTACCAAAAGAACAACGTTTAGCAAACAGGCTAGGTACACATATCGTGGCATCACCCCGAGGCAAAAACGTGTATCTACTATCCAATAATTCGTATGTAGAAAAACAGCCGTCAGATATGACAACTGTTACAAAAACATATTATGGTGGACACAACAACGAAGTCACAGCAGAAGAAGTTACAGCGTTAACAGCCGCAGGATACGGGAGTTACATTACATGAAACATAGGGAAACACATCCCAACTTAGATATCGAAGGATGTTTCGGTTGTAAGGTCGCAGGAATCAGAACAGGAACAAATAGCACCACATCCAGAGGAACAAGGGTTGCTGAAGTAAACACTACGGAACGCAATTGGCAAAAAGATATGCCAGCCTACAAACGTTTAAGGAAAGAAGGTTTGCAACCAAAACAAATTGATGGTGCAGCCGAAATAGAAAAAAAAGCAGAACACAAATGGCAAGTCGAAACAGGAATAGGTATCAAATGAAATCACCAGCATGGCAACGCAAAGAAGGTAAAAACCCGCAAGGTGGGTTAAACGCTAAAGGTCGCGCTTCATATAAGGGCGGCACATTGAAAGCGCCAGTTAAATCAGGCGACAACCCTCGACGTGCATCGTTCCTTGCACGCATGGGGAATATGCCAGGACCTGAAAGAGATAGCAAAGGAAAGCCAACAAGACTGCTATTATCATTGCAGGCTTGGGGTGCGTCGTCGAAAACCGATGCACGTTCTAAGGCTAAAGCAATATCCACACGTAACAAGAAAGGCAAGTAAACAAATGATGATGTATGGACAAAAACCAGGAATGAAAACCGCTAAAAAAGCAGCGAAGAAAACTGGCAAACCGATGAAAATGAAGGCTAAGAAAAAGAAGTAAATGACAACAACAGCAGTAGTCATTGATAGGACATTGCGACAACTTTTATCAGGAACGGTAGAAGCCCGCAATAAACTAACTACAACACTCACCTCAAACGGTACGAGTGTTGTAGTTGACTACCCCCTAGAAGGTTTGCGTACTGGACAAGTTTTAGAAATAGATTCAGAACTGATGTACATTTGGGCGACAGATGTACCAACAAAAACGTTGACGGTACAAAGAGGATTTAATAACACAACTGCTGCGGCACACACCTCTGGTGCTGTAATTACAGTCAATCCAAGGTTCCCTCGGGCGCAAGTATTTGAATCCATTAACGACGAACTATCAGACTTGTCATCGCCGATGCACGGACTGTTCCAAGTGAAGTCGCTAAACATCGATTACAACGGTTCGGACCCGATGATAAACCTAACAAGTGTGACAAGTATCATAGATTTGTTAACTGTGTCGGTCAGATATATGACAGACGATTATCCTATTGCCCGCAAAATCCGTCTTATCCGTGACCTACCAACCGACGACTTCGCTTCAGGGTTTGCCTTACGTTTTGACCAAGCAGTATTCCCAGGGCGTTTACGTGTCGTCTACAAAGCCGCATATACGGCATCGTCTACAGAAGCAACAGATATCAATAGTGTTTGCGGTGTTCAGGAAACGGTAACAGACATTGTGGCTTTGGGCGCACAGATACGGTTGATGTCACCACGAGAAATTAAACGCAACTTCACAGAATCTCAGGGCGACACTCGACGTGCAGACGAAGTAACAATGGGTGCTGTTGCTAACAGCACAACAAGTCTTATCAGGTTGCGTCGTGACAGAATCCAAGCAGAAGCAGCACGCCTAGCAAGAGCATACCCAACGTTCCTATCTAAGGATTAAACGGTGACAACGCTTCTACGTTTCACCGATGCGTTCTATCCAGCACCAAGATTTTTTGCGGGCGGAACAACAACAACACTAGTACCAGATATTTTCCCGATTGCTATTAACGGCAGACCATATCTGATTGACTTGAAAGCAGGAACGTTCACTAGAGGTTTTGAACCACGTGTCCGTGATTCGGTTGACCAGTCAACAAGCCCAGGCGAAGCAGCCATCAACCCGCAAGGTTTGTGGCGGCGTGGTGAAGCGTCATGGCATTACGGTGCAGGTCAAAAGTATGCTGACACAGCCGAAGCACAAGATTACCGTTACCTGTCAAGCAAAGGTGTGAACCCTTGGACTAAGGGACAGTTAACTTTGTTGAACGCTACAAAACAATCCCGTTCGTCAGCAAACACAAACCTACAGGTGGTTGTAGCAAACGGTGAACTATATATGTTAGATGGTTCCGCTGTCCGCTATTCTTCTGACCCGTTCGCAGCGTCACCAACATGGGCATCGGTAACAGGTTTACCTGCACTCACCGCCAGAGACATCGCATCAGACGGCACAAACGTATATCTCACATACGCTGGTTTAACAAACAGTTTTGGACTTTGGAAAGTTAACGCATCCCACACCGCATCAAACGTTGCTTACGGGCAAGAATTCTATTATGTTGATTTTGTCAAAGGACACCTCATGGTGTCAGGCAACGGTTCATCTTACGCAACAAAACTATTTTATGACCCGACAGGTAACGTCGCAGCCAACGATTACGCTCATCCGATATCAACATGGAATTGGATAAGTTTTGCTTCAGGTCAAAGCGCCATCTACGCCGCAGGATATTCGGGCGACCGTGGGGCAATCTACAAAATCACTATCACCTCGGCAGGTGTTCTAGACCAACCAGTTGTCGCATTAGAACTACCAACAGGTGAAATACCTAAATGTATATACGGATATTTGGGTGCAATCATCGTCGGAACAAACAAAGGTGTCCGATACTCGACAGCGGACAGCGCAGGGAACCTCACCGCTGGCGCACTAATCCCAACGACAGGCGAAGTTGCATCGTTCACAGCCGAAGACAAATTTGTTTGGTTCACATGGTCACAATACGACAGCACATCCACAGGTTTAGGAAAATTAGATTTATCAACATTCATCGCAACAAACACCCCAGCGCACGCAACAGATTTGATGCACACATCGACCGCCAATGTCCTATCGTGTGCCACGTACGATAACAAACGGGTGTTCGCAGTATCAGGCGCAGGTGTCTATGTTGAAGACACAGCGAACCTTGTAACCGAAGGAGAAATCGTTACAGGCATCTACCGTTGGGGTATCCCAGACCGCAAGTTTGTAGCCAAATTTGATATCCGAACCACCCCACTATTTGGCACAGTTACCCCATACATTTCGTCAGACTCAGGCGAATACACCTCGATGACACCTCACGAAAAAGCGTTGTCAACAGAAGCAGTATCGACAGGTCCGCAAGCCAAATTTATTGAAGCCAAATTCAAACTGGTATTAGCCAGAGGGTCAGCAACCACAGCACCTACCCTCACCCGTTGGATGGCTAGGGCTTACGCATCCCCAGCCCGAAGCCAAGTTTTTCGTGTCCCAATCTTCATGCACCACCATTTGAGGGTACATGACACCGAATACTATTTTGATGTAGAATCAGAACTACAAGCATTACGGGATTTGGTAACAGACCCGATAGTGGTAAACTATCAAGAGAACATGGAAACGTATTCTGTGGTAGTTGAAGATTTAGAATTTCAGGTGATAGACGGATACCAGCAAGACTGGGATTTGGAAGGAACTTGTACTGTTACAATGCGTTCGGTTCAAGATTAGGAGTATAGATGGCAGCAGTAACTAGACGGTCTTATGCGGGTGCGGCTCCAGCGTGTACGCTCACGAACTCGATTACGGCTGGTGACACCACAGCACTTTTGACGGGTACTGTTACGGCTTGGAATAGTACTGCGACTGGTCCGTTCTTCATGGTGATTGACCCAGGTTTGGTTACTGAAGAAAAAGTTTTGGTTGGTACACGAACAGGTTCATCACTTTCGGTTATGACCCGTGGTGTAGACGGCACTACTGCTGCTTCGCATTCTGCTGGCGCTACTTGTTACCCTGTCTTTACAGCGAGTGATGCTGATGAGGCGAACACTTTTGCGTCGACGATGACTACTCGTGGCGATTTGTTGACAATGGGTGCTGGTCCTACGGTTGGTCGTATCGCTATTGGTGCTTCAACGTATGTGCTAACTTCTAACGGTACTGATGCTGCTTGGGCTGCTTTACCTGCAAGTGTTGCTGGTGATAGTGACCAGTTGGTTTTAGGTTCGCAAGTATTCGCTTAATATAGGAGAAACATGGCAACATTCACTAAGAAGATTCTTTCAGGTAGCACAGACGGTAAAGCCGTCAAGGTTGCTGCTACTGCTACTGCTGGTACAACTATTCATACTGGTTCGGCTACGGCTACGACGCTTGATGAGGTTTGGATTTATGCGGTAAACAGTTCAGCATCGTCAGTCAAATTGACGATTGAGTGGGGCGAGGCTACTGCACCTGATGGCAATATCGAGGTGACTGTGTTGCCTGAGGCTGGTTTGGTTACAGTTATTCCAGGGTTGTTGTTGAAGGGTAATGCGACTGCGCTTGTGGTTAAGGCGTTTGCTGGGACTGCGAATGTTATTTGTCTTCATGGTTATGTGAATCAGATTACGGTTTAGTTATGGCTTATACTTCTAGCCAAATTGTTCAAGCAGTTCCGATTCCTAGCGGAGTTATTCAAGTCGTTAGCACATCAAAAACTGATACTTTTACATCAACAAGCACAAGTTATGTGGACATTACAGGGCTTAGTGTCAGCATTACGCCAAAATCAGCCACTAGCAAAATCTTAGTCATTGTGCAAGTTTCGGGTTCTATGGATACTTCGGTTGCGTCATTGTTTTTTAGAATGATGAGAGATTCAACCGCAATAAATATTGGTGATGCCGCAAGCACCCGAATACGGGCAACATTTGGTTTTAGCAACACAATCCAAGCCGAGTCAGTTGTTGGCAACGCAAGTTTTTTAGACAGTCCTGCAACGACATCGGCAACAACTTACAAACTGCAAGCAATGAATACAGCCGCAGGAACTTTCTATATAAATCGTTCAAAACTTGACAGCGATATAACTTCAATATCTAGGACATCTTCAAGCATCACAGTTATGGAAGTAATCGTATGACCGACTACGCAGTAATTTTGACACGCCGTTATGCAGGCAAAGAATGGACACTTGACGGCGAGAACTATGACGGTTTGACTTGGCTATCAGATTCTGCAAAGCCAAGCAAAGCAACTCTTGATGGTTTGTGGGCTTCTGTGCAAACAGAAATCGCTAACGAAACACCAGCAAAGCAGGCTGCCCGTCAAGCGGTGTTGGATAAACTTGGTTTGACAGCAGACGAAGCACAAGCGTTACTGGGCTAGACGATGACAAGTTCACGCAGATCGCTTGGATATGTTTCGGCTTACCCTGTAGTCGTAGCAAGCGCAGAAGTTTATGGCACGGCAACTGGTGGCACTTCAAGTTCGATTACCGTGTCATCACAGAACTACACGCTGTTGTCGTTTACAAGCGATGCAAACCTTGTTGTTTCTTCTGCAGGTTTGTTTGATGTGTTGCTTATCGGCGGTGGCGGTGGGTCGGCTGCGTCAATTGCTAGTCTTGCGTCGGGCGGGGCAGGGGGCGGGGGCGTTTTAGAAATGTCTGCGGTTACAACTGTTTATTTAGCGGCTGCAACTTATGCGGTAGATGTTGGTGCAGGTGGCACGGCTGGCACAGGTGGGGCATATGGCACTAATGGTTTTGAAAGCGCAATTGGAAATGTAATTAGTGTTAGTGCAGGGGCAACTAGTTCAAACCCAAACGACGGCACAGGAAACAACGGGTCAAGCGGCGGTGGGGCGGTTGGTGGCAATAATGGCGGAAAAACTGTTCAGCCGTCTGTTGGGAATAATGGTGGCAACGGCAATTTTGTTAGTGCTGCGGGCGGTGGTGGGGGCGGTGGTGCGTCGTCGGTTGGCGGTAACGCCGTAACAACTACGGGCGGAGCGGGCGGAAACGGGCTTGATATTAGCGGTTTTATTAGTGGTGCAACTTATTACGCAGGCGCAGGTGGCGGTGGCGGTGGCACAGGCGCAGGCGGTGCAGCAGGTAACGGTGGTGTTGCAGGCAAAACTACTGGCACAGGCAATAACGGCGTAAATTATGGCGCAGGTGGGGGCGGCACGGCAGGCGTTTTTGATGGCGGCGCAGGTGCAGCAGGCGCAGTTTATGTCAGGTTCAAAGTATGAGAACTTACTTTGCACAACTAAACGACCAAAACATTGTCATTGACGTTCACGTTGTAACACAAGAATTTATTGACGCAAACCCTGACCGCTACACAGGCGTTTGGGTAGAAACATTTTATAACAACCCAAACAAATTTTATGCTGGTCTTGGGTGGACATACGATTATGACACACAAGATTTTATAGCACCGCCAATACCTGAACCGATAGAGCCGTAGATGTGGGTCGCAATTTAACTAGGTGGCTTATACCGCTACCAGCAATCCTGTTTACAGTTTTCCCACAAACCGTCAACGCTGAACCGACACCAGGTTTAGCAACCACCTACTACACAATCGACGCAATACCACCAGTTCGGTCAACATCCGAATATCCTGTCTGCGGTACAGAGGTCGAGAACAACATCAACCGTTCCTACAACGGTGAACCGTTTGAAGACTGCACCGTTGATTTGTTTATGGTCCACATGACAGGGTTTATTACTATCCCTGAACACAATACGATTGCGTTTTGGTTGGCTACAGATGATGGCGGAAGAATTAACATTGATGGCAATGAGTGGGGCAACTGGAATGACCGACATTGCGGTTGGATGGCATCGGGTGAATTACAACTAGACGCAGGCAGTCAACCTTTAGAACTGTGGATGTACGAGAATGGTGGAAACACCTGTCTAATGCTTGCATGGAACATTAACAACACAGGTTGGGCAATAGTCCCCGACTCTGCGTTTACCACTAGTAGTAGCCCAACCACCACAACAACAACCACGACCACGACAACCACAAGCACGTTGCCAGAGACAACAACAACAACTTCAACGTCGTCTTCATCTACGACAACGACTTTACCGACGACAACAACAACCACCACAACAAGTACAACAACGACAAGCACCACAACAACCCTGCCAGAAATAACAACGACGACCTCATCCACGACTTCATCTACAACAACCCTTCCCATAACGACGACCACAGTTCAGTCAACAACAACCACGCAAACGACAACAACAACGTCAACGACGACCATCCCAATTCAAACAACGACCACAACTTTTGTACCATACACCCCTCCTCAGACAACGATTGCTATTCCCACCATCGAGACTCAACCGATAACCACCATAACCGTACCCGAAACCATAGTTGTCTTACCCGAAACCACAGCACCAGAAACATTTATATCCTATCCTGACGGTCCTCTAGAAGAACCTGTTGTGCCTGTTCAGACAACCATTCTTGAGACATTTTTTCCCGACTTCGAAGTTGAACCTGTTCTTGACGAAACACAACAGCCAATAGAACTGCAAGAGCCGTCGGTATATATATCAGAAACAACACTATTAGAAGTACAGGATTCATCACCAATCACCCTACCCGAACTTGTAACAGACGAACAAGTAGCAGAAGTATTAAAAGAAGTCATCGAAGATGAACCCGTCACCGATAAACAAGTAGAACAAATCTTAGAAACCCTCAGCGAAGCCGCACCTGAACAAATTGTCGAAGCCATCACCCAAGTCCTAGCCGCAGACATCACCTCGGACCAGGCAACCGAGATAGCGTCAAGCCCAGAAGTCCTAGCCGCCATCACCGAAACTCAGGCTGAAGAACTCTTTGAACAAATCGTCGTAGAAGAACTATCCGACACCCAACTAGAAGCCTTCACCGAAGCCATCCAAGAAGCCCCAACAGAAATCAAAGAAGCGTTCGAAAAAACTATTGACATCTTTAGTTCACAATTCGAGAACTATGTACCGACAGGCTCAAACATCCCCGTCGGTGAACGCCGAACCCTAGTCGCTGTAGGTGCGCTCATCGCAGCAATCCCACCTACTAGGATTAGACGATAATGAAACACATCGTCAACTACGTGAGGGATAACACTTGGACTTGGGTGGGTACGGGCATGGTTTTAATTACCTTGTCAGGTCCTACCTTAAGACAGGCGTTACTCCTAACAGGTATTGGCATAGTGCTACACTCGCTGATATCCCTAACACAAAAGGACCCAGAATGAACTCAGCAATCGCAAAAGCCTTAGACCTCGGACAAAGACTCATATCGCTGTTCATCGCATCAGCCCTACCTATCATCACAGGTGGCGCAATCCTCGGTGTCGACGTAGTTAAATCTGCTGGTGTTGCTGGACTCACAGCCCTGTTCGGTGTTGTACAGAAACTTGCCACCGCATCAGTAGACGGCGAACTCACATCAGATGAAATCACAGCAGCGTTCGGCACCAAAGCAAAGAAAAAGTAATGGCTAAGTCATCAAAACATTATTTGTCTAGCGGTAAAGAATACAAAGGTGCCACGCACAAAATGAACGGTCAAGTTCATACTGGCGCAAAACATACTTCATCAAGCAAGGTCTTAAAGCACACTAAACCTAAGAAGAAGTAATGGCTGCTAAAAAACCTAAGTCAAAAGTTAACGCCGCTGGTAACTACACGAAACCAGAAATGCGTAAAAGACTTTTCAATAAAATTAAGTCAGGCACCAAAGGTGGCGACCCTGGCGAATGGTCAGCACGCAAAGCACAGTTACTTGCTAACCAATACAAGAAGGCTGGCGGGGGCTACAAGTAATGGCGTTAGCCAAACCGCAACAGTCGCTCCAGAACTGGTCGAAACAAAAGTGGCGTACCTCTGACGGCAAACCGTCAAAAGGTAAGAAACGCTATTTACCTGACGCTGCTTGGAAATCATTATCTCCATCAGAAAAAGCGGCAACTAACAGGGCAAAAGCCAAAGGGAACAAGGCTGGGAAACAGTTCGTAAAACAACCAAAAACTATTGCACAAAAAACAAAAGGCTTCAGATGATGAAACTACCTGTCGTCACAGTCAAACTCCCGAAAGATTTAAAGGGAACAAAAAACGGGCAGTTACCTGCCGACATTATGCGCCCTATCACCCCGTCAGGTAAGTTGCATCATCTCGCGGCACGTGCTTGGGAAGCGTTACATGACGCCGCTATGCAGGCTGAGGGAACTAAACCGTTCAAGCCGACATCGAGCGCAGATGCGTACCGTTCTTTTGAGCAGCAACTCGCAGGGTTCATGTCACGGTTCGTACAAAAAGACACAGGGACTAAGACAACACGTACATATCAGGGTAAGAAATGGTTCCTTAAAAAAGGTATGGCTCCGATGGCATCGCCAGGAACTAGTAATCATGGGTGGGGTTTGGCTGTTGATGTTTGGTCTGCTAACGGTTTGCGTTTGGATTGGATGTTGCAGAACTGTGCAAAGTTTGGGTTCAGTTGGGAAGTTCAATCAGAGCCATGGCATATCCGCTATGTATGTGGGGAAGATATTCCGCAAGCAGTACTAGATTTTGAGGCGAAAGTTAAGCCTGCATAATGGATGGCGGGTGGGCTTTAATACTGTCGGCTGTTGTCACAGCGGTCGGTGGAATTATTGTTACTGTCATCGCATTGTTTCGTAAAGAGAATCAGGAAGACCATGCTGTTGTTGCTGGTATGTTGCAACATATGTTTAGTAGCATGGGTAGGGTTGAGATTAAAGTTGATAAAGTTGCTGATGGTTTAGAAAGCCACGTCAAAGAACACAAGAAGTAGTATGCCGACAGCATTCTGCAACAAATGTAACACCCTTGTTACTTTTCAACCTAACAAAACTATTGGATGCCGTTGCGACCCAGACGCCCCGACTTGGATAGCGTACAAACCTGACGGAAAACTAATGGCTTTCAGTCACGCAAATTATTCGGAAACAACCGACTAACAATTCGTCTTCCTGATATCTTGTCAAGTCCTATGACAAAAGAAACGCTATACAATATAAGGAAATTCTTGGTAAAAGCAAGGGTCGCCAACCACTCCGAAGAACAAGAATTCTTTGAAGCACTCAACGCTTTAGACCACCTAATCAACGCAACTAAACCCTCACCCCGTTACACCCAACAAGTAAACTGATGCTATGACCGAAGGGTACAAACATACGATGGTGCTACTGGTGTGGCATGACGCCCATTCGGTGTCAACAGGGTGGATGCCAACAACAGACATCGAACCTGAACCCGCTGTCGTACACTCCGTAGGTTGGCTGTTACCTGACGCCAAACCGAACCACATTGTTATCGCCCAATCTTATATCGAAGATTCGTCTGACCACATTCTTGCTATCCCGTTGAAGATGGTTGAGCAAATAAAAATTCTGTCTTAGGGGTTGACAGCCACCCCAATCTGCTATACAGTATTACAAGTATCAACTACGAGAAGGGAACACATGAACATCACATTGCAACGCATCACTAAACCTACACACGGGGAACAAGACTGGTTGAATCTCAGATTCTGGGATGACAAGAAACGTAAACGGGTATCCGCATCAGCGGTCGCCGCAATCTACGGGCTACACCCATTCGTACCAGCAGACAAATATGCCGCAGAACTATTAGGTGACGTGCCACCATCACCGATACCACCGAACCCTGCAATGGAACGAGGGAACCGTCTAGAGCCGTTCGTGTTGCAATGGGCTTGCGACAAAACAGGTATCGCATATCTCACACCAGAAGAAATGTTTGTTGCAGAAACACCTGAAGGTTCACGGATGATAGCCACTCTCGACGGACTGTACGAGAACGGTGATGACCGCAAAGTGTTGGAAATCAAAACGATGAGCCGTGAATGGGGTGGCGAACTGCCAGACTATTGGCGCATCCAAGGCATCCAGCAAGCCATCTGCGCCGACGTAGACCTCATCACATGGGCTGTGTTCGACTCCACCATGGTTCTATACATCCATGAACAGAAGATATCTGACGAAGAAAAGCAGGAGCATTGTGACGCTGTAGCAAAATGGCTTACATCTATTGACCTTGGCATTACCCCAGACGGTGTGCATTGGTCATATGAAACGATTAGCACCCGCTACCAGAAGCCGACAGGCACATCTGTGGAACTGCCCCCGACAGCATCAGAACTGGTAGAGCAACTGAAACACGTTAAGAAAGAATTGAAAGCGTACACAGAGATGGAAGACAGATTGAAAGCAGAACTGTGCGACATGATAGGTGCGAACGAATACGCCACCGTGAACGGCACAATCATCGCCACATGGAAAGGCAGAACATGGGCAAGCCTAGACATCAAAACGTTGAAAGCATTAGAGCCAGCGATAGCAGAAAAATACAGTAAACAAATAGCTAACCGAACACTTCTCCTGAAAGGGGAAAAAGTATGAAACTAGAAGACATCCTCACCAAATATGCTGTACCTGACCCGTCAATCGTAGGGAAACTACCGCGAGGTGGCATCCAACTTGACTTCGTAGGTCACGCAGAAATCAACCGCATCCTCATCGACATCGACCCGATGTGGTCATGGGAACCATGCGGATGGGATAACGGCAGACCAGCCATCCACGAAGCGAACGGCATGGCAGTCATGTGGGGCAAACTCACAATCCTTGACAAAACAATGTTGGGTGTCGGCTCGGTGCGTTCAGATAAACCTGACCTTGATAAAGAACTCATCGGCGATTTCCTACGCAACGCATCTATGCGCTTTGGTATCTGTTTGTCACTCTGGTCTAAATCAGAATGGGATGACAAGTCAGCAGTAGCGGGGAAGCCACACGCAGGCAAGGCTGTGGCTTCCACCGTGACTGACGACACGCAACCACTAACCAAAACACAGGTCAAACAGTTCGTTGATGCCTGCGAAAAAGCAGGGCTAACACCTAACGCAGTCGCACAAAAAGCAGGACTGGATTGGGCTGGACAAATCCTACAAAAAGACTTATCAACATTACGTACAGCGTTCACAGAAATGAAAGGCGTAACCAATGGCTAACTATCGGACAGTAGACCCGACAGGTAAAACCCGTTCAACAGCCATAGTTGCTTTGCGTTTAACAACAGACCAAATGGAAACAATCAAACAACTATGCAAGAAACGTGACGTCAGCAGAAGCCTTCTGTTCCGCCAACTATTAGCAGAGGAGTCGGCTCGTGTCAAAGGAACGCGCTAAAGGAACCAGTTTCGAAACGTTCATCGTGAACTATCTCATCCAGTTCTATCCTCATGTGGAACGGCGAACGTTACACGGGATAAACGACAAAGGTGATATCGCTGGCACAGACCCGCGACTTGTTTGGGAATGCAAAAACCAAAAAATTCTCAACTTCTCAACATGGTTACACGAAGCCCAAGTTGAACGTGACAACGCTAACGCCGAACTTGGAATAGTTGTGGCTAAGCGTCGCAGTTACGGCAACCCAGCAGACCAATATGCGGTCTTAAGACTTGAAGACTTGATGACCATTTTAAAGAAAGCAGGTTACTGATGGAAGACATAGCACGCGAACTGTACGAATGTTTAATGGAACGTATCTATGGTGCAGATGAATTTGTTCACAAACTTGGTGCGTCACCACGTGAACGTTCCGCATTGGATGGTTTCTTGAATCGTGGCTACGAGTCAGTCAAAACGAATGGCTGATATCAAACGCACCGAAGGCTATGTCCCTTCGCATGACATCAACCCGCATGACTTCACAAAAGATTTAGCGTTCGGTCATCAAGGCGAAGAAATAGTTAAACAGTTTCTTGCAGATTTAAGCGAAGGTTCATTCGAAGTTAAGTACGACAGGTTCCGCAACGGAAGAATCTTTGTAGAGTTCGAACAGAACCCACGAAACGCAGGCTGGAAGCCATCTGGTATAGCAGTAACGACAGCGAAATGGTGGGTATACATGTTTGCACCCAACGCTTTCTGTATAATAGAACTCGGCAGATTAAAAAAATATTTGAGAGCAAACAAAAATAAACTCCAAATCAAAATCGCCGCACCCAACTCCGACAATCCAGCGAAAGGATTTCTCATATACCCAACAGAGGTAAACGAGTTGATGACCACATCCACATACGATTAGAGGATTAATGTTTAAACATATACTTGCCACCATGACAGGGTTACTGTTAGTTGGAGGGACTGTCTCAACAGCGAAAGCCCCACCACCCCGACCGATACAAGCAATGCAAGCAGTCAGTTACCAAGCAAGGGAAACAATACCTGAACCACCGATACCAGCCGACGCCCGACATCCAGAATGGTGGGCTTTGGCACGAGAAATCGGATGGGCGGAAGACCAGATGATGACCCTCGACTATGTGATACATCGTGAGTCACGAGGACAAACCAAAGCGTTCAACCCGTCTGACCCTAACGGTGGTAGCCGTTGCCTAATCCAAATCAACGGGTCATGGACACGATGGCTACGCGACCAAGGTGTCCTAACCAAAGCAGATGACCTGTACAACCCTCGTACGTGTCTTACGGCAGGGCTAACCATCTACCAGTACGGTATAGACCGTTACGGTTTTGGCTGGTCGCCGTGGGCTATCAAACGCCCCTGATATAGTGACTGTATGAAGGGCAGTAAACAAACACGATGGTTCTGTGACCGTTGCGATATGACGTTAAGCACCTATGTTCGCTTGTCCGAACCGCCGTTGCATCTGTGCGACAACAAAGTCTCTAACAAAAGAGAACCAATAATCCAACCAATGAAAGAGGTATCCAAATGAATAACATAACAATCGTAGGGAACGCAGGTAAACCTGTCGAACTGAAATTCTCGCAAAGCGGAATGGCTGTCGGCACATTCACAGTCGCAACAACAAGCGGAAAAGACGACAAGAAAGTTACCGTCTGGCACAACGTCACCGTCTTCGGACAGATGGCAGAGTACGCTGCAGCATCCATAGAAAAAGGTAGCCGAGTAATTGTTGCAGGCAAACTAGACATCTCCACCTACGAGAAAGACGGGCAGAAGAAAACATCCAGCAAAATTCTTGCCGACGAAATCGGACTAACTTGCCGATTCAACCCAGTCATGGCAGACAAAACAGTACAAGTTGTAGCAAAAGCACAAAACGATTTCGGCAAGATTGGATTCCTACAAGAAGAAGAAGCATTCTAATGGACATAATGGAATTAGATTTCGAACAATGGAAAGAAATCGGTATGCGTAGCGGATGGGTGTCACCACCTGTCTGCTACACACACGACGGGCTACCAACCTCGATAACAGAAGACGCAGAATTTGAAGACGGCTCAGACCCATGCCTTCACATCATGCGCTGTTACGAAAGCGAAGCACACAAAGAAGCAATAGAACTCAATTACTCGCCAGCAATCTGGAGAGACCCCAACCATGATTGAAAACTGCAACGGCTCAGAAATACTATTAGAAGCACACTCACTCATCACAGGTGCAAGACAGGCACAGTACGCTCACCCATTAGATGACTACACACAGGCACGCGACATCTTTGAAGGCATAACAGGTGTGTCACTCACAGTAGAGCAAGCCATCTTGTTTATGGTTGCAGTTAAACTGTCACGTCTTAGGACAGCAATCGCTGACGGCGGATGGCATCACGACAGCATCGTAGACACAGCAGGCTACATAGGTTGCCTATCTATGGTACGTCACGCTAAGAACCAGTTATGAAAGCATCACTCTGTTCATGTTTGCGTGACCGATTGTTGCCAGTTAAGCCTGTTTGTGGAGAAAAGTTAGATGACTCAGAAGAAGACTGACGAGATGGTGAACGGGTTGCTAGATGAGATAGCACGATTGAATGCGTTGATAGAGCAACTAAAGTCTGAAATACATACAGCGAATTTGGAAAGATACAAACATGATTGAGTTTAACCAATTGAATTGGTTTAACAAAGCGTTATGTCGAGGAATGAGAACCAATATCTTCTTCCCAGATACAGCCGTCGGTGTGTCCGTCGCTGGTATCTATGACCAAGCGGTAAAGATTTGTGAGCGTTGCCCTGTCGCAGATAAATGTTTGGCTTACGCTATGGAATGCGAAACGAATGATGTCAGAAGGTACGGTGTGTGGGGTGGCAAGACCCCAAGAGAACGCGAGTACCGTCGTCATGGTGGGACAGGCGGTAAGTTAAATGGACTTGCCCCGCTACAACGCTAGGGAAGGGGATACCTGCGGAGCAGGGCAAATCCAAACTTTATGCTAGCACAAAACTATTTGATTCGTACTACCTTGTATTTTAGCGGGCTTGATTCGTACACCAGTTCGCTGTTTTTTAAAGCCCATTGTGCGCTTTGCTCGTTGTTGAACATACAACTTTTGTGTGGGTGTGCGGTGAACATCTGCCCGTTTCGATAGTGTCTCCCTTTCCAATATCCGATGGGCGCAATACCTCTGTACCGAACGACTATAAATAGTTTGTTTGGTGGTTGATACTTCCACAGTTTTTTAATTTTCTTTTCTTGTTTGTAGATTTTGTAGCGCAGGTAGTAGCGGTGGGTTTTGTTTAACATCGCGGTCTTTCGGTAAAATAGTACGCATTAGGAGCGCATTAGAGCGTTTCAAAACGGTGGGTATGGTATGTGGGTGCGCGACACTTCGTCCTCTAGTTCGGCAATTTTGTAGTCTTCAAAGTCTTCTACCGTGAATGGTACTTCACGACTATTTTGATTAAGTTGTCGGACTGTTCGGACTATTTGCTCGTTCAATTCTGATTCGTTCGGTGCGTACTCGCCGTCACCTAGATAACCCCAAGAGGTTTTGCCTGTGTCTAGGTTCATCGTTGCACCATCAGGGAACTTCTCTCGTTCGGTTTCTACGTCGTGATACCACAGTTCGTTGTCGCTGTCGTAGGTCAGGATGTAGTGGTGTACTGTTGGTTGCTTAATCATTAGATGTCTCCGATAATGGTTCAAATTGTTTTACGATGACGGGCATGAGGTTGGCTGTAGAGTTGCCAAACAAACACGGTTCTGCTTCCACCATTGCTTTAACCAAATCTGCTATCTGTATATTTTCACGGTCTTTCATTGTGTCACCTCTTCGCATCCCAAGATGTCGTTCTCGCTGTCTACTATCTTTTGGTTTTCGCTGTCGTAACCATTGTTTGCCCAGTTTTCTTGGGCGTCATATTTGTCTGCGCCTTCAACAAAGTAGGCGACATAGTTGCTCTCTCTTACAAGTATCTTAAATGTTTTCATTGTGTTACCTTTCGTTTGGCTGTCCCGTTCATGTCGTACTGACCTACCTCAACCCAATGAGATGTATCGGTGGACAGATACCCGTCCTTGTCGAGCGTCTGCGGATACGCAACTGCGTATATAGTTCTCGGCTTCTGCCCAACTGAATGAATGTTGATGTCCCACTTGTCATTGAAACAATAGAACTCATCCATCCCTTCGTACGCTTTGTCGTGTGCGACGAGCGCATTGATGTAGCCTTGTGTGAAGGCTTGCAGTAGCGATAGTTCGCTGTCTGCTATTGCCATTATTGCTGTGTCTTGCATTGCTCCTCTTTCCAGTTTAGGTATGTAATGTAGTTTGTGTCTAGGTCTGCTGGGTCTAGGTCATTGAACCTGCACCAAGTTTCGAAAGACATTGTGCGTTGCTTCAATTTCATTGCGCTATCTCCCATACATTTATCTCATTGCTAATAGCATCTATGTTGATTCCATAGTGTTTCAAGAGTAGGTGCGTAGCATTTACTACTGCCTCATCTTCGTTGTCTGCCATGACTGTTGAGGTCAGTGCAAAATAGTCACCAGTAAACTCAACATTCCATACGCTTTGAGTTGGTGAGGTCATTGTCACTCGCCTTCTTTTGGTGTGACTTGCAGTTCACGCTCTGACCAGCCGAGCACCTGTGCTTCGTCTTGCACCACGATGTAGTCCATGCCACAGAACATTTGTTGTGTGCCGTAGGTTTCTATGGATAGTACGAGTGTGACCTCTATTAGTTTGACTGTCTCTAATGCTTTCATTATGCAAGTCCCCAAACTTTAAGCCAAGTCTCAGCGATTATATCTGCCTGCGAACTTGTAGCGCAAATAAGAGTAAGGATTGAAACATCTGAGGCGTCGCCCGTAGGACTTGAGCACCAGATTTCTACGATATTGCTATTTGTTACAACGCTTCTTGGCGTTCCCTTCATACTTACCTTTGGTAAGTCTCTATCTTTTATCCCGTATTCGTTCATTTAATTTTCTCCTGTTGTTGTGTTGTTTGTTTTTTATTGTTTGTTATTTCATTCGTGCTGTCGGATGTTTTGCTTTGCTTCGCTCCCTCTGCGCTTCTCTCCAACTGTTCACCGCAAACGGGGCAACCCAAAGCAAACAAACTGCGACGAAAATAAACGCTCTCGCTGTCTCACTCTCCATAACTCACCCCCTCCTGCTCTCTTACTCGTTCATCATGGCATCGCTGACAAAAGTATGCGCCGTCTATCGGGTCACAATAAACTTCGTAACGGTATTGGGCGCAATCAAAACACTGTCGTAAGACATTCATCGTGGATAGTTTCATTGTGCTGTTTGCTCTTCTGCTAATTGTTTGCATTTTCTAACCTTGCAAGCATGCTCTAGCCAGTACGCTTCGAGGCTGTCGCCCCTGTACGCTTTTGCGTTACGCTCTGCGCGTTTTGCTTCCGCTTCGTAGGCTTTTAGTATTGCTTTTATATTTAGTTGTTTTGTGCGTGGCATTATGCTGTCTCCTGTTTAGGACAGTCCGAATATGGGTTCTCATTGCCGTCGTTGTCTTCACAAAAGCAATACCCAAATATCCCTACTTGTGTTGAGTGTGTGAGTTTTGCCATTTCTTCCCAACTCATCTGCTCTGTGTTGTTTTCGTTTGCTTCAACCCAATAAGCAATATATGCTTCTTCGGCGTTGTCAATATATGTCTCGCTCATTTTGCCCCCCTTACTGCTTCGAGCGTTCGCAAGATAGCCCTCAATGAAAGGTAGGCTTCTCGTTTGGTGATGCCTAGATACCCGTCGCCAAGGTGCAACGGCTTATCCGAATAGCCTGAGTTGCCTTCGTAGCCTGTCGTATAGATACGGTACGCCCTGCCGTATGTCTTGCTCCCTTTGTCTAACACTACCTTTGTTTCGTTCGGCAACAAATTAGCCCACTTTAATTCTTCGCTAATCATCTTTGCCAGTTGCTCTAGTTGTTTCTCTGTTGTTCTTTCCATTGCTATTCCCCTTTTGTTGTTGTTATGTTATTGTATTACACTTTTGAATCGTTGTCAAGTACCGTGATATTAGAGCCAGCGTGCCAAGTCTCACCGTCACCCGATACAGGCGTGACCTTGTAGTCGAGGTGTCCATAGCGTGACCGTGCGTCAAGTATTAAGACCGAAAATCTCAACGGCGAGCCCGATACTGTCAGCGTGCCAGTTTTGCCGATGTTTTGCTTGAGTTCTTCTGCGCTAGTCATTGCTTGCCCCTTTGTTGTTGTTGTTTTGTCTCGCCTGCATACTCGCCCACTTTGTAGGCTGAATATAGTGCCCCGATAATCAAGAACATTATTATTCCTACGAAATTGTCATCTACTATCATCTCAAGCCCGCCCGAACATATGTTTTCACACAATGCTTGCAACGCCCACCCTCGACGCTACCCGCACCCCATACCTCGCCTTCAATATGTCGCCCGCATAACGCCTGCCATCTGCCATACCGCCCCTCTAACTGTCGCCCGTAGGCGATTAGGTGAGTGATAGTTGAGTCGCTGTGCGTCTCGGTTTCTATTGCATATAGATTGCTCATTGCTTGCCCTTCTTTCTTTTGTTGTTGTTGTCTTTCGTCCCGTGTCCGAATTGAATCGGCACGCCCAAGGCGCACGGGGGGATGGTTCACCCGTAGATAACCTCACCGAGTAGCACCATCTGCACGATACTGTCAGCGTCGAGCGCGTCTAGGTCGCAATCGGCCGGGTCAATCACCCCAAGATAAACCCCTGCCAGTTTTGCTAGAACCTCGGGGTTCATTCTTCCGTATTCGGGTAGCGATTCTTGACTGAATTCTCCCTTGCCAACTTTCGCTACAAATTCGGCGATAATCTTTCCGTCAATTTTCAACGGGTTTTCGCTGTAGCCTGTCTCTGAATCTTCATCTAAACGGTAGACCGTAGCCGAGGCGTATGAAATTTTCTCGCCCAGTTCGTAGTCCCCATTCTCCGAGCCCCAAGTGAGCCCGTCTTCTGATGTCACCCAACTAGCCATGCCACAGTATCCACCCTCGTATGCGGTGATGAGTACGTCGGCTGAAAAGTTGAGCAGTTTCTGCTCTTCTATCATTCTTGCCCCTATCTATTGGTTGATGTTCTTCGGTATTGCTACCTTGTGCCTAGTGTCGCTATGACGCGACTACCCCTAAAGGCTAGGCGATATCTTTAGAGTCCGCAAGCCTCGCGGAATCTCTCAGAATCAAAACGCGAATTATCTTCTCTCATGTAAT